TCCTGATTAATTTTCACTAACCAGTGAAGATACAACTGCCCTTGGGAATTTAATTATTCTCCAACCGTTACATTATCTGTAGGCGATTCCTCCAGTAGAAAAGTTGATAGATCTCGATTTGTGATCTCACAGTATTTACCGATATATGCTAATATATCCTCAAAATAGCTAATTTGCCTAGTGGCGGATTTTTTAAGTGACCTTAGTTGGAACCCATCTAAGAAAGATAGCTCCTTTGATAAGCTTTTTATCATTGTTGATTCTGTTTCTGTGAATGAGTATTCCAGATTATCAATTATATGTGATATCTCTAATATCGCATTCTCCTGTTCAGGTTCTAATGTTATTAGTCCCTTAATTAGTGAAACATCTTGGATCTCTAAGATGCTACGAAGCGAGTCCTCAATAGTTGAGTTCTTAATAAGCATTTTCCAGTACTTATGTTCTGGATTTTCAATTCTATTGATAGATTGTTCAATCTTATCATCCAATAGTAGTGCTGCAGCATCCTGTATCACAAATTTGTTAATTTGCAAAGCTTCTCTCTGCTTATCACCAATTAGGGCTTCAATAAATGAACCCTTTATTTGACTTGTTAACACAGCTAGTGATAACAATGATCTATCTAGAGATTCAGTACTGAATTTACTATCCTTAAGCTCAGAGAACTGAGGAATCAGATCTCCTTTTAATAGAGTCATGACAATTCTATGACTTTCATCATCTGGATATTGGTGTCTTACCAATTCATCTACGTGTTCTTGTATACAGCGATAGTTGTTGCTAATCATCCATATTATTGTTGAAAAATAATAATAATTATTTTTTCTCATTCCCATACGGGATAAGAGTCTAATTGGTACTGGGGTGATAATTCTCCCCTCTAATACAGTTACTTTGGCAAACTCTGCTGAAGAAACCTTATCGGTATGCCTCACAATGTGAGACTTACTTAATTCGATTTTCCAATTGATCCAATTGGCAATACTAACATAATTCGTCTGGAAATTACCAGATGGATCAGCTGATATACTGATGGCAATACTGTCATCACCAAGTACTCTGTAGCACTCACTTGCTAGTGTTTGCTCCAAATTAGATTTTTTCATAGTCATGAGAAATAATATATGATGAGCCCATGCGAACGCATCGAAGGAAGCTAACACACCCTGAGGCTGACCAGCCTTTTGGATATATTTCTCTTCGGATCTATCACAGTGATAGAACGTTTTTTCTGCTTTTGCGACATTCTTGTCCCAAAACTCTGCTATAATTGGATTAAATACTAATTCAATACACAATTTTTGAAATTCTTGGTTAAGAGTTCCAGTAGCGTCCGATATATCATTACATAATATATCATACATGCCCTTACTTTCCCTGAATGAGGGATTGGTAACACGTATAGCAAAGGAAACACCTTTCCGTTGATCTCTTGTGCAATCACTAGGCAGATAGTCTAGGAACTTACTAAATCTTCGATGTATATAATTACATCGATCTTGCAGCGCATTGTCACCAATAACGATGACACGAGACTTGAGTTTATGTTGCTCGATGGCAACAGTTCTAAATCCCGGGTTGGAATATCCATCCAATACCTTAGTATTATATGTTGAGGAATATCCTATAACATTGTCTATCTCTGAATTGATGAATCTATCATTTTCATATAAGCTAGCAACAATTGATTTGCTTCGTTGCATTCCTTTGACAGTGGAAGATGTACCTTTTGCTGATATATAAATGTCCTCATCTACAAATGGGGACTCTCTATATTGTTTGGTTCTTCTCAGAGCCATTGACGCTTCTTTGATGTAAGGTAATGTACCTTCTTCTAAATCTTTCGCCACTTTATTGAAAAGTGTATAAAATTCAGATGATTTATCTAGTTGATGATCATTACTCATTCTTAGGATAGATGCTTTCTCATCCTCTAACTTCATAGCTTGGGTTGGTCTCAACTCTTGATATATTCTCCCTAAGGACAATGGTACTTGGGCAAGTTCTAATAAGGCATTAGCTATTGTTTTATTATAGTCTACGTGTTTGCAATAAGCATCCATGACCCTAATTACGTTTACCATAATGTATGAGTAGAACGCAGGTCTCCGCTCCACGGAAAAAGTCCATGGAACTTCATCCTCATCGCGTCCTTCAAAGTATGCGAATACCGTACTGTTTGAGTTAAGGAATTTAACTCTCTGTGCTTCTATTTGTTTATCATCTTGGTAAGCAATATATATTTCTGCTCCACCTTCCGAAGTTGAGAGTAATTTAAATAATGTGTCGAGATCTGCTGATCTTGCTTTACAACAACCTTCAAACTGACGGTAATCACC